ACCATAAAGGTTATAGAAAGTAGGAAAAATGATAAATAATAAACCTTTTCAAATCACTTACTATTCGGCAAGTGATAAGAAAACGATAACAAGAAATGCATTATGGACAGATAAGTGTAGATATTGGTTATCAAAAAATGGACGTATGTTAATGACTTATTTTGACGTTGATCAAGATGGTTATAGAACTGCGTCAGATAGTTGGAGTATCAAATTATGAGTGATAAATATTTGATAATCGAACAACATAAATTTAGCACTTTCAATGATAGTTGGAATGTTAAATATGCAAATCAAAGTTTTGATGACACGTTTAATAAATTAAGTGCATTAGAAACTTTGAAGGACAATAATGACAAAGTTTATTACATTGTAAATCAAAAACATCTTTGGTCAAAAGATGTAAAAGATGACAATGAAATAAAAACTGCGACGCAGGAAACAGAGCAACAAGAGTTGTTTTAAATCCTACTTGGGTCGCGTGGTGAGATGCAGAAATCACGCGACCCATAAAATCCCACAAGGGTATGCAAAAACAACATATCTAATTTTTGCATTACCATATTTAGTGTTGCCAATAGAGGTACCACAACATATAGATTTTTTTGCTTGAAAACTCGGGCGGGCCCACCCTAAACACACAAAGGGGTCCCAGATGTACACATATATGTAAGATTTAGACTCTTATAGCCAAGATTTCAAAAATAGGTTATAAAAAAATATTATAAAAAAATTTTATGAAAAATTTTTCAGGATTGACTCCAGAAGAAAGAACACGCCTCCTGGAGTTAGAAAAGAGTGTAGAATTAGATAAAGCCAAGCCTATAATCAAAAAAGACTTTTTGAGTTTTGTGAAATATGTTTGGCCTGAATTTATTGAAGGTTCGCACCACAAAAAAATTAATAAAAAATTTAATGACCTCGCACAGGGGAAAATTAAACGTCTAATCATCAACATGCCGCCAAGACACACAAAGTCGGAGTTTGCCTCATACTTACTCCCGGCATGGATGGTTGGC